CTAATATATTCGAAGCACAGCTTAAGGATGAGCCGCGTCTGGCTGAGAAGGTCGTAGCAGGAAAAACTAGAGTTTTCTGCACGTCAACTTTGCCGAGCTTGATAGTTCAACGCATGTTTTTAGGGCCCTTTTTCTCCAGCATGATTCAATATCCGGAAGCATTTGGTACTGCTATTGGTTACAATATGCATGTTATGGGAGAAGTTATCTGGAGAGAAATGATATCATTTTCTGACAAATGGATGGAAGGAGATTATAGTGGATATGACCAGATGATGCCTGTTGAGTTAGCCATTGCGTCAGCATCTGTGATTTACAACGTTTGTAAAAGAATGGGGTATAACGATAGTGCAATGCAGATACTTGCTGGTGTCTTAACCGATCAAATCTATCCAATAGTGAACGTATGTGGAGATATGTTTATCGTCCCTGGTTATCAACCGTCCGGGAAATACGGAACAGCAGAGGATAATTCGTTGCGTGGACTCATTCTATTGATCAGTCATTGGTCTACTGCATATCCGGTGGACAAGTTTTTCCACGGATGTCGTCCACTTATCTATGGGGATGATATGTTAGTTTCAGTTAAGAGCGAATACAGCAATCATATGAATAATGTAGCATACGCTAAATTCATAGAGACTGAAACATCCATGACATTTACATCTGCTGCGAAGGGAGCCGTTGAGAGCGAGTTCATTACTCCTCGGAAAACTAGTTTTCTTAAGCGAAGGTTTGTCAAACGTAAGTGGTTTGCAAATAAAAGTGTGGCAGCTCTGGCACCAGACTCTTTGAAACGATCCATGGATTGGTTTTTGCCATCTAAGCATGAAACGCCAATCAAGCAGATGTTGGGAACTCTTACAGCGATGCTGCGAGAGTTGTTGTTTCATCTACCTCCTGAACAAGTTGCTAATGTGCGGGAGAGATATATTGTTGAATTCGCTCGTAAATTCGATCTTTTAGAAGATGAAATTGCGAACCATATTCCCCAAATAGCAGATGTTTACAAGGATCTGTACGAAGGACAGATTCATGTCGGAGATTCAATTGTGGTGCCCGAGGAAGAACCACATACTTTTACTGATTACTTGTCTCTGTGGTTAGGAGGTTTCCTTAGTGGCAAGGCGGTAAATAGGGTCCCAATAACCCAAGGAGACAATATTTTGAGTGAAGTATTGCCCCCAATTTTTCCACTCGCAAAATCCACTTTATATATTGAATATTTAGATGAAGTACAAAAATTGAATGGACGTTTGTTAAAATTGCAAGAGTCAATCGGCGATGAGTTTAAAACATTAGAGGATGTTATGTCTTATAGTGAAACTCCCGCATACTTGCTTAACTCTTCTGAGCGAAATCGTATTGATATAATCGTCGAGACCTTTGGGCAAATGATGGCTATTAAATCTTCTATTGCTGTTTTGGTGCGCCGTATTCGTAGTATTGAGCGTGGTGAGATTGTTACGCAATCTCTACCCGAAGTTGTACCAGAACCCGTCGATGGCGAGTTGAAGGATCAGCACGTTAATGTTGTCGAGATGGATGGTGCGCCGGACACTTATGACATGGAGGGGCGTATTAAGAAAATAGGAATCTTCAGTGAAACTGATGCCGATCTCGGAAATTTTCTTTCGAGGCCAATTTTGATTTCGAGTAATGCTTTACCGATGAATACAACAAGCGATTTTAGCCTACGTATTTGGGATCTTTTTTTTAAAGATCCCACCGTGCGGGCTAAATTGAGAAATTTTAGTATGATTCGGGCTAAGCTTTGTATTAAGCTAAGCGTAGCAGGCACGCCATACCACAAAGGCAGTATTTTAGTTGCTTATGTTCCACTTCCCACCACTAATTCTGTTTACACATTTTATGCAACGGCGGGCTTACCATATGAATCTAATTTTACTAAATGGTTAGCTCAAACACCTGGTAATGTGCGCATGGACATCCGGTTGAACCAGCCTCTCATCTTTGAGTTCCCGTATGTGGCGCCTAGTCCAGCAGCTAGATTGTATAATCAGGATTCCATTGCTGTATCAGACATCACGTCATTCAATGATTTAGCTAATCTCGGTACGTTGCATATACGAACACTGAACACCATATCAGGCGTTGGTAGTTCCATAACTGCCCCCTATTTTTATGTATATGCATGGTTAGAAGATGTTGAATTGGGTCCTCCAAGTGCAACTGTGTTGGCAGTAACAACGCAGGGAGACTCTGACGAAAGGGTGAAAGGACCGGTCGAAAAGATGGCAAGTACTGCGTTGCAAATATCCAAGGCGTTACATTCAGTACCTACCATCGGCCCATTTGCAATGGCAAGTTCTATTTTTTTGCGTGGAATTCGTGATCTGTCGGCTCATTTCGGATGGTCCGTGCCAAACGTGATAATGCGCCCTAGTAGGATGAAGAATGAACCCTTTCAGAATGCTGCTAATGTTATTGGTAACGACACAGGACACCGTATTACGTTAGATCCGAAACAGGAAATATCAGTAGACCCTAGAATTTGTGGTACAGACAATGATGATATGACTATCATGGCAATTGCTGGTCGCGAAGGATTACTGGATCAACATACTTGGACAATAGATGATACTACTATGCAGCCCATCTGGAGTTGTTTTGTAATTCCTAACGCTAACAAACCAGTTGATGTTTCAGGGTTCGCAGTTCAGCCAACACCCCTACATTTTGCGGCTACGCCATTTAATTACTGGCGCGGGATAATTAAGTATAAATTTACTTTTTTCCCATCCGCATTTCACAGAGGTAAGGTTGGACTTGTTTTCGAGCCCAATTGCTGTCAAGCCACACTAATTAGCGCCAACTTTTCTTTGAATAAGAATTATTTAGCGATTGTTGATCTACAAACTACGACGGAGATTGAAGTTTGCATAGAGTGGGCTTATCCGCGGTTCTTTGCGAAGGTACCTGAGCAGTCAATTGCTTCTACTGCGATTAGTGATAGAACGAATGCAATTGATATGGCTCAATATGCTAATGGATTTATATCTCTCATTCCGTTGACGAAACTAGTGAGTCCCGATGGAAGCTCAGTTGAGTTTAATGTATACACAAGTGCAGAAGAAATTGAATTTGCGTATCCTGATCAGTCGAGATTGCCATTAGCTGTTGCTCAATCTGATGGAGAACACGATCAGCGTCAGAGTTCTTGCATAGTTCTCAACCCAACGGGATGTGTGCCTGAGCGAGCTTTCCAATTGCATTTTGGTGAGCGAGTACTTTCTTTTCGCTCACTTCTTAAACGTTTCGTTACGACTAATCGCGTTACTGTTGGTGCGGGTGGCGTTACGACACCGACGTTGGTGCGTTATACGGCACCGATTTTGCCGACGTTATATCCGTCAGTTATACCTGCAGGGGGGAATGTATCACTGCTGAACTATTTACGTCCGGCTTTTTTAGGTTGGACAGGTGGCTTACGTAAAAGATTGCGCTTGATCGGAGTTCAGCCGAGACCAATGAACTGTGCTACAGTTCAATTGTTGTCCCCAAGTGATAGCAGCATTTTCCCAAGTGTGAGTATAAGTGCAGGGTACACAGATTCTGTTTTCACCGGTACAGTGATGTTTGCTTACACTACGAATGGTGGAATTGAGTTCGAAATCCCATTTTACACTAACAACCTTTTTGGAATTCCCTCCATGCATGATATATTTCCGAGTGGTGTAAATTCATGTTTCGAATCACACGCTCTACGGGCTTACTCGGCCTATTTTGACATTGATTCTAGTGGCACGTATGCAATTATTGAAATGACTGCTGCAGCTGAAGATTTCAGCTTGCACAGATTTATCGCAGCC